TTAATACTTTTGTAGACAATGCAGTAAAAAAGACTGTTCTATTAGCTGAAATAAGAAAAATAGCTGGGGGAACAGCCGAATTAAATGAGGTTATTAGAAAAGGAAAGTTAAAAGAACTTCTTTTAGATAACCATGAAGCACATGAAGAAGCTATAGCTGAAACGCTACATCTAGTATATCAAAAATCTTATTCTCCAGATAGTTTTGCTGGAAAATTTATAAACACTATAGCCCACTCTAACTTAGCTCCTTTATGGACCTCTGTTATTCCTTTTCCAAGATACTTAGCTAACCAAACTGAATTTATATATAGACACATGCCTATAATAGGAATGATATCTCCTTTATTAAAAGCTGCTACACCCGGTAAAAAATTAGGAAGAGGAGAGCTACAGAAAAGACTTGCTCAACAGGTAACTGGTATGTCAATGCTTGGAACAGCCTACCAGATTAAACTTACTCAAGGACCAGAAGTAGCCTGGAATCATTATGTAGACGATCAAGGAAAAACTCACGATATAACAGCATTGCTTGGTCCCTTTGCTCCTTTCATGTTTGCGGCTGATCTAATATATAGAATGTCAGAAGGAACTAATAAATATTCTATTCCTCTTATTAAAACTAAAGAAGATGTACGAACCAATTTAAATAAAGTAAATTTAAGAGAGGCTTTTAAAGCCTTTTCTGGAATACAGAGCCGTGTCGGAACAGGATTATATATAACAGATAGACTGATACAAGACGTGGCTATGTGGGCGGCAGATTTAGGATCAGACGAGACTACTAAAGGTAGTGATGCTGCTGAAAAAATTGCTACGGGTTTTGCTGCAAACTATCTTAATACTTTTACCATTCCTGTAGGAATGTTCAGAGACTTACAAGCTTCCTTTGATCCTGAAGGCAGAAAAATTATGGATACGGATAGAGTAGATTTAGGTCGGTACTTTTTTAATCAACTACTACGCACCTTCCCTAATACGGAAGCTATGAGAAACACAGAGAAATTTTTTGGAATAACAGGAGAATACAAGGACTCTGATCTTTTACAGGCTGGTAGGGGAGATCAAATTGAACTAACCTTTCCTACTATAAGAGAAGGAAGAACTAGATTTCTTCCCTTTAGAAGACAAACAACTGGTACTACTCTTATCATGGATAGAAAGGGTACTCCCCTTATAGATAAAGAACTTTTCTCACTGGGGTTAGCAAGACAAGATTACATACGTAGGTGGGGAAATGCTGACATGAACAGAGAATACAAAAGGCAAATGGGTATTATAGCAAAGAGAGAATTAGAACCTCTTATAACCTCTTCTAGGTATAGAAATAAATCAATAAACCTTAGAAGAGAAGAATTTAAAGACGCACTAGGGCCATTAAAACAAAGAGCAAAAGAAAATGCTAGAATTGCTGTGTCGGAAAGAAGTCCTAGTCACGCTCATGAAGTTGCTAGATGGGAATTTACTGCTATGGATGCTACAAAAAGAAGAGCCGCAGCAGAAAGATATAAAAAAGCTACTGGAAAAAATATTAATGACACAGAAGATTATCTCACGGCTTTACAATATAAAAAACCTAAAGCAAAATAAGACAATATAATATATAAAAATGTATCAGTATAATAATTAATTTAACATCATACTTAATAGGAAAGGGGGGCTTGACGCCCCTCTTTTTTTGTATCCATTCCCTTGCTTCTTGTTCAAGCCGCATGTAGTTTCTTCAGGTTTTCAAAGTAAGCTTTATTAAATCCCCGCTCCCATTCTTTATAGAATGCAGTGTCCTGCTTGTAAGGGTTTGTAATCTTGCCCCGGTGAAAAGCTTTGTATCCTTTGTCTACTTGAATAGAAAGAGGTGGTTGTCTATCTTTTTTCATTTGTTTCTCCATGATGATTTTGGCCCTAACTTTTTTCTGTGTCTAAGATGTTTAGGTTTATGCCTTCGTGTTATTCTTTTCTTTACTGTGAATGTACTAGTCTTTCTCATAGGTCAACGAGTTCACAAACATTTGCTACGCAAGCAAGTTCTTGTGATCCTGTAGTTGAATCTTCTTTTTCATAGTCATCAAACAATTTCCAATCAACTTCCTTTGGCATCTTACTTAGCAGTTCTTTGTATTCTTTTTCACTGCAGTCCTGATAAGGGGCCTGTCTGTACGAGTGCTCTGACATAGGAAGAAAACTTACACCAGACATATCCTCAAAGTTATTGTATACAAAGTTAGCTACCTGCAACCACTCCTTTTCTTTTACACTCACTGTAATAGAGGGCTTGTGTTCACACCAATACTTAGCATATATCTGCCACAAAGTCAAGTGTTCTATAGCAGAGATTTCTTTTCTGGTTATTGCTCCACTAGGAGATTGAAACGGAAAGGATAGGACAGTCAGGCTGTCTGGTTTTTCTGTTGCATCTTCATGTGGAAAGCCTTGATCAATCAAGAACTGTGTTAGTGGGTCTTTCTTGTCTGCCCTTATTGTTCTTATGTAATAAGGATTGTGTCGTGGATGAATGCCACTGGCAGCATCGACAAGCTGACTGACTGTACCGCTTGGCTTGACACAAGTGATAGCAGCAGAGGGTTCGATATTAAATATCTTAGCCCACTTCTCATTTGTTTTTAATGCTGTCAATCTAAGCTCATTTAAAACTACAGGTAAATCATCCTTAGTTTTATTGGACAATAGTTTATTGTCCATGATACCTGTCAATGATACTCCAAGCAATCTCTCCTCTTCTGTGTTACGAGTCCACTGTTTACTTATACTTTTAAAATCTGTGAAACAGGATTGTATTGTTCCAAGTACAGTAGCAAGCTCTACCTTTCTATGTAATGTTTTTACTGTATCATCTTCACGAACCACAACCTCTGAAAGATTACAGAATTGTTTGGGGCGCAGTATGATTTCACTGCAAGGATTAGTACCGTAGTCTACATCTGCATCCCGTCTTTCATACTTGGCAGCTTGTGTCTGTGCTGATATTCTATTAAAGATACCACGTTCACCAGACTTACTTTCATATAGAGCAACCCACTCTCGCATGAATGTACCTATGTCAGGCTTTTCAGTATAGCATACACTGTTATTTGATAGTGCTCTTTGTGGCTCTGTTTCCCACCATGAGCCAGACTTGGAGTGACGCATACGATCATCAGATAAATTAGATAGACTAATTAAAGCAGACCTACGTACTCCTCCTACTATAACTACATCAGCAATTTTACACATAATATCGTGGCACTCTATGCTGGACAATCTTCGGCCAGCAGACTTCTTAAAGGTATTAACTGTGAATACAAATAGATTATGTAGAGGATCAGCACCACTGGCTCTACCTCCAAAAGTTTTTAACTTGGCCCCGGCAGGACGCACCTTAGTCATGTCCCACTTAGGAACCATGCCAGCATATAATAAGTTTAGTAATTCTTTATAGCTTCTATGCCAACCCTCTTTAGAATCTTGAACTATAATAGTAGTTTCACTGTCCTCAAATTCATCTGGAACTCTTGGAAGCTGGGAGATGTACTGCCTCTCTACACTGAACCCAACTCCAGTACCATGCATAAGAATATATAAACACTCATCAAAAGCTCTTGGGCTATCCACAGGCAAGTAGCTGCAGTTGTATGCCGCTATGTGGTTGCGCTCTAATGCTGGCCCAGCGGTCATCATAGCCCTCATAGAGGGCATAACCCGCATAGATACTATAGAAGTATATAAGTCTGTATACATCTCCTTCTTCATAGAATACTTATGATTTTTAAATAAGAAAGATTTATAGAAATCTAATAATCTTGTTACTGTTTCCTCCCATATTTCTCTACGAGATTCTCCTTCCATCCACCTAGCATAACGAGACATGGCAATAATTGTTTGATAGTTACTCATCAAGTCAGTCATCTATACGTCCTCCCGTACATTTTACCCTTAAATTTAAAACTTGTGTTCCATCAAGATGTTCTAATACTTCTGATAACATATCTTCTAGCTCTTCTGTAGGATCACCATCAACAGGCATAGGAAATTCATCCTCATCCACTTCTAAAACAATAGATACTCGTGCTTTTAATTTCACTTTTTAATACTCTCAATTAATTTATTCAAATACCAAGAGGCTTTCTCCAGGTCTTCTACTTTATTTTTATAGTTTTCTCTCCAGGTATATTTTAATACATTGCCTTTACAGTACCCCCTAAACTCTTCATCAGTAAGGGCTGCACGAATGGCCTGTATACATTCGATACCATGACTATTTTTATTGTAGTGAATAGGACTATTAACATTGTCCGTATTGTATTCTGCAGAATACTTAGGGTCTGGCTTTGGCCTCCTCATTTGTGTAGAAAAATCTTCATATACTATATCTTGGTCTTCCATTATGCATTTCCTTCTGTGTCAGATTCTAAAGTTAATATATTTAATTCTCTTATTTTTCCTGATATAGGCAACAACATATGTTTTTCAACATAACTTTGTATTAGTTCTCTTATAAGTACGTTCTCTTCTGTAGCAGGAATAGCTGCTGCCGCAAAGTTACAGAGCATAATCATGTTACCAAACTCTTCTTCGGTTAACGAAGATTCTTTTTCATTGGCTACTATAGATACCTGTACTTCTCCTCCCCATTCTTCGCTGTCTTCTTCAGACATATCTTGTTTCACTGGTCTTATGATAATAATAAAATCATCTTCCTTTACATATTCATTTATGTACATCATTATATTCTGTCCTCTCAACAGTTATAATATTGGGTGGCATATAGATTAAATTTTCTTGTAGCCAAGTGCGAGGAATTACTCTGTCACAGTATACTATATCTTTCTTCTCACACCAAGCGGCATAAGTAGTCTTTGATCCCTTTCTTATTTTCCTTTTACTATTCTCAAAGACTAATCTTATGTCCAAAGTATCGTGTTGTTTCTTAATCTCTATATGTTTTCTTCTATCTGCTGTAGACCAAAATCCTTTTACCTCTAATATTATACCATTATCAAGAATAAAATCAGGAGTATAAGATCGAATAGAAAAATCTACCCATTGTATTTTAGTAGTCTCATAACGTAGAGTATGTTTTTCTTTTGTAATTTGTGTAGCTACAACCTGTTCAAGGCCAGAACGAAACCCTTTCAGTCTTGCTTTACGATATCCTTTTTTATTATACATCAAACCATATCTATAAGCAAAGCATGTTTCACGGGAATGTGAAAGAACTTCTCCCCTTTTCTGACATACCTGTTGCTTGCTTCTTTAACCGTAGCTTTATTTCTAAGAACATCTGCGTCTATTTTCCATGCTTGTTTACAGTCAGCCCTTAGTACATAGAAGGTAAGATTTTCTTTATCAAGTAATTTCTTTTTCCTATATGGGATACGTATCTC